ACGCGATTGATTATAGCCAGTGGCTAGATAGCGGCGAAACCGTCGTCTCGAAAGTGTTTGCCGTTACCCCCACGGGTGCGTTGCAAGTTGATGCGAGCAGCATTTCCTCGGACGGCAAAACCGTCGTGTTTTTTGTGTACGGCGGTAATTCCGGCGTCACCTACACGGTGGATATTAAGACGACCACCTCGGTCGGGCAGACCAAAGAAGACGTTGTTTATTTCGCAGTGAAAGATTTGTGAGAGTGCCATGGACGCTACAGAACTTGATACCCTCTTAGAGCGCGCCGCTGAGCGCGGCGCTCGCCGTGCGCTAGAGCGCTTGGGCTTGCATGACGACGAAGCGGGTAAAGATATCCGCGATCTGCGGACCCTGATCGATGGTTGGCGGACGGCCAAGAAGACGGTCATCACAACCATTACGCAGTGGCTAACCGTCGGTGCGTTGGGCGCGATTGCGGCTACGATCTACTGGAAGACGAGCAAATGAGCGCGATACCGAGAAAGGGGTTGTGATGACGACAACCGAAGAAAAACAAGAGAAGATGTCTCTTGAGATGGCTGCGACGGTTAGCAAGAGCGCGCTCGTTGAGAAAATTACTTTTGCGGGCATCCCGATCCTGTTCTCTTGCGTCGTCTACCTCATGAGTTCGCTGTCCAGCGCCAACAATGAGATCATACAGCTTAAGGCTAAGGTCGCGGTCGTTGTGAACGCGGACAACAAGGCGATTCCTCCGCAGGGGACAACCATCGACATGGCGCAGATCAGGGAACATTTGAGCGAGCAGATCACCAAGGTGGAGCGCGACAGCGCGCTTGCCCGTGCGGCCATGACACTCGACCGAGAGAAGTCGATGTCAGCTATCGAGAAGTCCCGCATGGATATGGCGACAGATGCTGCGCAGGCCCGTGCATCCATTCGGTTTGACATGGCGCAGCTTGTTGCGGCGCTCGACAAGCGCATCACGCTCTTGGAAAAGGGTAGGTAATGATGTCACGCAAGCACGCGGCCATTGAGTTCTTCAGCGTTTTCGTGGCGCTTTTATTGGTTTCAATGCTCGCGCCCGCGTTCGTTATGGCGGGCTCTTGTGGTTACGTCGCTACCGACTGGACGGGGCGAAATTGGTACAAATACATTGGCTGCGCATCGAAGTCTGCGAACGGCGCAACTGAGATCGTCAATCAAGCAAATGGCGAAGTCTGGCAGATAGCGGGCACAAATGCTCGTCAAATATCCCCCGGCCTCTCTTGGTTGCCGGGTTTAGGTTGGTTTCGCGATGAGAGCCGAGACCGGGTGCTTTGGGAAGGCAAAGCTGCCCCAACTGCGAGCCCGTGCGCTGCGGATGCAAAAGGTGGAACTGGGTGGGATTTTTCTTCGGGGGTGAGAATTTGTGTATTTAACCAAGGTCGGTAGCTATGGACCCCGTTACCATTTCATTAGTTTTTGGGGCGGCGAAAACAGCGTTTGAGGCGATCAAAAGCGGCATCAAGGTTGGGCAAGATATTCAGCATATGGCTGGCGACATCGCCAAGCTTTATGGATCAGCGGCAAAGCTTACTCAGTTTGAAGCAAAAAACCCAAAGCCCAGTATGTTCTCTGGGGTGACTGCTGAAGAGATGGCGATGGATATCGTCGTCAAACGTAAGCAGGCCCAGAAGTGGATGGCGGAAGTAAAAAACGAATTTGTGTCGAATTACGGACTGGTTGGGTGGGCAGAGGTTGAGCGGGAGATTGTAAAAATTCGGAAGGCGCAAAAAGCCGCCGAGCTGCAGGAGCAACAAGAGTACGAGGAAATGGTTCGAAACCTCCAGACTATCGGGATCGTGATCGGCCTCATACTTCTGATTTGCTTCGTTCTGTTGGGTTTATTCGTGTGGTTGAAGCGTTAGGAGTGTCTCATGAAAATGTCTCAAGCTGGCCTTGATAATCTACTTAAAAAATTCGAGGGGTGTAGATTAAGAGCTTACAAAGACCCCATAGGTATCTGGACGATTGGCTACGGACACACTTCTGCCGCTGGCGAGCCTATCGTGAAAGAGGGCCTGACCATTACGCAGGCGGAAGCTGAAGAGATCCTACGCCGAGATCTTGGGCGCTATGAGGTGCCCGTCGCCGCCCTCGTTAAAGTGAAACTTGAACAACACCAATTCGACGTGCTCGTTGACTTTGCCTACAATGCCGGGGTCGGCAATCTGAAGTCCTCGACTTTACTTAAAAAAGTAAATGCTGAGGATTTTGACGCGGTGCCCAAAGAGTTGATGAAGTGGACCAAAGCTGCGGGCAAAGAGCTTCCGGGGCTGGTGCGGCGGCGGCAGGCGGAGAGCGCTTGGTGGAGCGCGCATCACGAACAACCGTTGGCCCTGCCAGAACAACGGGTTGAGCCTGATCCCGTGCCGGTTAAATCCATCGTTGAAAGCAAGCAGGCCAACAGCGCGATTGCGATTGGTGCCTTGGGAAGTGTGGGCGCAGCCAAAGAAGTTCTCACTCAGGCGCAAGATGCTTCGGATACTTTCGAGCAACTTTTGGTCCTGTTGAAGAACCCAAACTTTGTAATCATGCTATTGATTGTAGGTTTAGGGGCAGCAATCTGGTATTGGCGCAACAAACATCTGGAGACACATGGTGTTTAGTCTTCTCTTTACCCCGATTGGGCGCTATATTGGCATCGCTCTTCTTTTAGTAATGGCGCTTGGAGGCGTCTACGCAAAGATCCGGCACGACGCCGTAGCTGAGGTTGAGGCGGCAGCGACCGCCGATGTTTTACGGAGAACACAACGTGCGGTTAATTCTGGCGACACTGTTGATCTTACCCCTGACGGGTTGCGCAAGTCTGACAACAACGCCCGCGACTAATGGCGCTGTCTGCGATGTCTGGAGAGACATTAGCTGGTCGAAGAAAGACACTGATCAAACAATCGGTGAAATTAAAGTGAGCAACGCCAGACGTGAAGGCTGGTGCAATAAGTGAGGTGAGTTATGGCAAAAATGTCAAAGCGTATGGCTATCTTCGAGAAGAAGGATAAGGCCGCAGATAAAAAGGCTGGCGTCAAAGAAGGCTCCAAAAAAGATATGAAGATGGACGCCAAGATGGGCATAAAGTACCGCAAGGGCGGCATGGTCAAGGGTAAGTGATGGCTAAGTCTCCTGCGTGGCAGCGCAAAGAAGGAAAGAACCCTGAAGGCGGGTTAAACGCCAAGGGTCGCGCCTCGTACAACAAAGCCAACCCTGGGAAACCTGGGTTGAAAGCCCCACAGCCTGAAGGTGGATCTCGTCGAGATAGTTTCTGCGCTCGCATGAAGGGCATGAAACGCAAACTCACGAGTAAGGAAACCGCAAATGATCCGAACTCTCGGATAAACAAGTCGCTACGTGCGTGGAATTGTTGAGGAGAACATTATGGCTAAAACTTCTTCTACTACAGATGCAGCCGAACAAATCGAGACGACTGAAGATACAACTCAGGTAACTGTAACGGTCGTCGAAGTTTCAGTTGAAGCTGAAGGCGCATTGCGCCCTGAGACAGTTTCCGAAATGGAAGCAGGCAAGGCAGCTTTGGCTCGTTACCAGAAAGCCTAACATGAAGATCAACGATCTTGTCGCTAACGTCTTTGCAATACGCAATGCTGCGCATTTAGCTCATTGGGCAACCAATTCGTATGCGCAGCATATGGCGTTGGATGACTTCTACAACGGCGTGATTGAGAAGCTCGACACTATCGTCGAAGCTTATCAAGGCTATTTTGGGCTGATTGGGAAGGTCGAGCAGATCACCTGCGAGCCAGACAACATCGCCGATCAAATCGCCGATATGGCTCATCTCATCGCTCGTGAGCGCAGCAACATCGCCAATGGCACCGCAGCCATTGAAAACTTAATCGACGAGCTTACCGAAGTCTTCTTCAAGACCTTCTATAAACTCTGCAATCTGAGGTAGCCGTGCCCGCCATCAAACTTGAGACATTCGGGGGGATGAACCCGGCAGTGGATGACCACCTGCTGCCGAATAGTGGTGCGTCCTATTGCGAAAACACTTGGGTTTATGAGGGCAATCTTTCAGGTTTTCGAGCACCGCGTCTGGTGAAGAACCTCACCAATACTTCGGCGAAGCGGGTCTACCGAATACCGCTCGACCCTTACGAGAAAACTAATATCGCGAACTCTGTCTGGATGGAGTTCACAGACGCGAACACTGACTTCGTTCGAGCGCCAGTGATCGATGACCAGTATTCTCGCTATTATTGGTTTGGCCCATCCACAACGCCGTCCTACAACACCTTGACACGCATACAGACCGCAGCAGCAGCCTATACCCTTGGTGTCCCTGCACCGACAGCAGCGCCGGGGGTGAACGCGCCAACGCTCGCTGCGGATACAGTGGCACCGGTAGCCGCGTCCGCTACGATAAACGGCGCGATCATTGTCATCACATTTACAGAACAGCGACGGCTTGACCCGGAAGCAGTACCTCCAACCAATGCGTTCAACGTCACGGCCAACGACGCAGCGTGCCAAGTAAGTTACGTGAGCGTGGACGAATTGAACTGCAAGGCCACACTGACGTTGGTTAAAGCCGTTCCCCCAAGCTCCAGCATCAAGATTGTCTACACGCCGCCCGCGCCAGATATGGCGATCAAAGACAATTCTGGAAATTTATGCGCTGGGTTCACACTCAGTATCGCCGCTGCAGACAATCTTACTCTTGACCTGCTCGCTCCTGAGTTTGGTTGGGCGGATGCCGACGCTAATGGTAAGTACATTTGGGTTACGTTCAAGGACGACAACCTTCTCGATCTAACGAAGAACCCTCCGACTACAGCTTGGATGGTGTTTGTAAATGGTGTCGCCAAGACAGTCACAGAGAGCTTGAAGCTCGATGGAACTCGGCCTTACAAGATGGCATATCGGCTTACTGTTGAAGGCTCCATTTTGCCCGATGATAAAGTTACGTTGAGCTATGTGCGTCCGGGTGATAGCTACGCAGTCGCTGATGTCTATGGAAACAAAACGGCGACATTCAGCAACGCAACTGTGAAGAACAATGTGGTGGCGTCGAAGACCAGCGATCCGCCGAAACTTGCTTCAATCTCCTTACTTGGCCGTACAGTTACAGTGACCTTTGAGAAGGAACTCGATATTGCTCTTATTCCAAGCGCTCAACGGTTCACTTTGAAAGACCAATCAAATGCCACCGTCTCAATCGGTGCGGTATCTATCGATGGCCCCGGCAAAACCGTGTTCCTCAACCTTTCAGCCGACACTTCCTATAACTATGCTTACAACCTTACTTATAACGCGACCGAATACGGTAGCGGCTCGATCTCGAATGTTTTCATCACTGATAAAGGTGGGAACCGCGCTGCAGCGTTTACAGGCCTGCCTGTGACCAACAACAACCCGACACCTGCGCCAGTGTATAGCGATTAAGGAGGCCTCAGAGATGGTTTGGACGCCTCCCGTTACCGTTACCCGCGCTTACGTTTACACCTTCGTCACAGAGTTTGGCGAAGAGGGTCCGCCTAGCGATCCAACTATCGCCACCGGAAACGTAGGCGAGACATGGGCTATCTCCGTCACGCCGCCGACTACCGCGATGAAAACTGGGCGCTCCCTCACAAAGACGCGCATCTACCGCACCATCACATCATCTGCCGGGGTCGCCACCTACTTTTTTGTTGCGGATATCGATATCAACGCGACCTCTTATTCAGACACGAAAGCGGACAGTGATCTCACCGCTAACAATACACTTGCCTCCACGGGCTGGACTGCGCCACCTTCAGGGCTGCAAGGCGTCGTCGCCATGCCCAATGGCATTCTTGCCGGGTGGGTTGGTAATCAAGTTTGGTTCTGCGAACCTTATCGCCCGCACGCTTGGCCCGCCGCCTATCAAGTCTCAGTTGATTACCCCGTGGTGGGGCTTGGTGTCGTTGGGCAAACACTGGTGATCTGCACGACCGGGCATCCTTGGACCGCGACGGGTATCCGTCCTGCTACAATGTCGTTGTCGAAAATCAACGCTTACGAGCCCTGTATCTCTCGCAAGTCAATCATCTCAACTCCTGAAGGCGTGTACTACGCTTCACCAAATGGAATGGTGCTGTGTATCCCCGGTGCTGTGCAAAGGGTGACTGCAGGGATAATCAACCAGACCAACTGGAACACTCTGGTTGATCCCACAAAGATATCGGCGGTGCGGTTCAATGGTGCGTACCTTGCGTTTGAAGAGCGCGCAAGCGGCTCCAGCACGGGGCTATTGCTCGATGTTGCCAATACGCGAGTGTCATACAATGTCCTAACTAGGACTAACAATATCACCGCATTTCAGATGGACACTTGGTCCACAACACCAATCTTCATTCAAGGGACGGGCGTGTATGCCATCGATCCGCCTAACACTGCAGATATCCAGCCATACAAATGGCGTTCGAAGTTGTTCCAATATCCGTATTCCGAAAATTTTGGAGCGCTGAAAGTTTATTTCACCGTGCCATCTGGTGCGCCGACGTTGAACAGCACAGTGACTTCGGGCCTGTTTATGACGCTTGGCTCCAATATGTATGGCATTGTTCGGATGTATGCAGATGGCAACCTTGTCTTCGCAAGAGAATTGCGAAAGTCAGGAGATGCGTTTCGCCTTCCCTCCGGCTTCAAAGCGACGATGTTTCAAATTGAGATTGAAGCGCGTGTAATTGTTCACAACATCCAGCTTGCATCTACATCGAGGGCGCTTCGCGATGTCTGATAACGAGTTTGTCTCAATCCCAGATCCGGTAGCTGATCTTGGCAATCTTGCCGAGGTTGCACGCGCGCTGAAGAAATCGACAGAGATCATCATTCAGAAGTCTGCTGATTGGGATAAGGCTATCTCTTCACTGCAGACAGTGACGGGTACAGCC